GTTGGCATTAATAAAACTTATTAGTACTTATAACAATTTCATGTTGAAGCGGATTTAATTATCCGTATAACGGTCCTAATTATAGGATTGCTTCATGGATCATGAAATGTACACAATATGTAATATATGTATGGTTATATATAAGTTAAACATTACGATTAATCGATCCTATCTAACTTAGCACAGTTGTTCCGATAATATAACCGGCACCAACACTGGTGGCGGCAGATGTATCATAACACTGTGTGTAGAATGTTTGTACTGGAGCGTACACTTGTAACCTAAAATCATCACCAAACGCTTGATAAGTTTTGATAGAGGTACTGTTCAATGGAGGAATACTCACATGAACTCGACCATTGCTATAAATAGCATCATCACTATAAGTATTTACATGATAATTAGGTAACATGTTATAATGTGAAGAAAAAGGAATAGAAATATCCAAATAAGCATTCTCACGATTCAATGGAAACATTTTCTCAATTGAATAAGTCCAATTCGCACCATTTGATCGAACAATATCATTACCAGCATCCCAGGGTGAAACTTGACTTCCGGCGGAATACGTTTCGCTCTCTTCATTAAAGAAAGCAGAAGAGTATTCATTAGCAGTCTGATTCTGATAACCCTTTAATGGGGCTGGAACATATGCTATTGTACATGACATAGGGGTTGTATTTGTTGAAGTAGATCGCATAAAAACGCGATACTTCAATTGTCCTGACCAACATGAAAAGAATGCACATAAGAAATGTCGTGGTATAGCTTCAAAGTTCCAACTATAGGATCCTAAAGTTGCACCATTAGCAGTATAACCACTCTCTAGAGAAATTCCGAAAGGAGTAATCAACGAATGTCGACGCCCCCATTCATGAATATCAGCATGAGTATATTCAAATTTCGAATGTGGTTCAATCTTACACGGAGCAATAACGCGAGAGTTCGATTCTTCTTCTGTATTTGATATGGTAACACCTTCATTGGCAGTACCTTTTTGTTCTTCAAGTTCAATAACCTGTTCTGGTCCTTGTGCAACAGGAAGATTAGCTCTTGTGGCTCTCTCATGTTCTGCATTAATAGCTTGTTCATTAACTTTAAGTGTCTTTACATCCACTCTAGGGTCAATAATATTTCGTTTTGCAGCTATTTCAGACTCACGTTTAAACGCAGCTCGAGATACTTCATCTGCAATAGGACGTGGTAAACTAAATTTAGCACGATATCGTGTGTATATAGTTACTGAACATGAAGTTGGCGTAGTTCCAGTGACTAATGGAGAATAAACTCCTAGTCGGAAAACTCCTAAAGACTCAGTAGCACTTGCAAAAGTGTTCATTGCTGATCTATAATACCGAAATGGAATCGATAAAACTGAGGTGGAGTTGTTGTTTGGTGTTAATACGACATGATTCAAACTTGGAATATTGTAATAGTCAGGCTTAGTCGAATTAAGCGGGGTAAAATAAGCGATAAGTGCACCAGCCTGTGTTGGTGTGCCTGTCACTTGTAATAGAATATCTATGTCAGTTACATAATAAATAAAATTATTAAATGGCATATTTTGCAAATTATTCTGATTCCCAAGGGCTAATAAACCCCATGGGCACTCATACGATGCTAATGTAGCATCCGTGGCGTCAGTGTTACTCCATGTGATGGAGGTACGTTTAACCCATGAGTTTAGACCGTATTTCAGATCTAATTCTGATTCATTAATAGCCTTAGAAGCTAAACCAGAATAAGCAGCGGTCTCACTACTCTCAGCTGTTTCTTGTGTTGAAACGATATTCGTCAGGCCCTTTACGGGTCCTTGAGATTTCGGGATTGGTCCTTGTGCCACAACCTTAGGCACATCTGACGAGTACACGTAACATGTAGGAGTTGTCTTAGTTCCAAAGACTTTCACATTAGAAAATCGAACAAATAAAAGTAACACAACACCTGCTGAAACAACTGAGGAGGACGCTTTCAATTGATTTGCAACTGATAATTTTAGAATACCTAGAGATTGATCCTGAATTGAATCTGAGGTGATATTTTCATATGTTCTCAAATACTCAGTAGCGGCATTATAAGGTATTTTAATTGTACACCAATCATTCTCTCCTGAAAATTCTAAAACTTGGTTGTTATAGATATTCTCTTCTCCTGCAGCAATACTAGGGGCACCATAACCCAAAGTAGCTAATATACGTCCAGAGTGGAACATAGTTCTTACGCAAAACACGTCAATCTCTATGTCACCTCTCCAACGTAAATATTGATTTAATAATGCAATATTAGGAGGAATCTTTGTAGCGGTTGCTGGATTATAACCTGTAACAGGTGTTAATAATGAATTAAGGTTTATGGCCGTTAGTTGTGCTCCTTCAGCATCAGAGGTGGTCCAACTTAATCCAGCAATAAATCCTCTTTTACCAAGTATGGTGTTGACAAGTGTCTCTTGTTGATCTCGATACTTATCCGATTCTCGGTACATAGCTAAAGGATGGTATTCCATTTCATTAGTAATTTCAATCCCATTTGACTTTGACATTCCGCTAAATTGCGGTACCATAGGTAAGGCACCACTTGCCATTGGAGGATTATCCATAGGCAATGTCATATTCATTTTTCCGTCAATTTGTGGTTTATTCTCTGTGGAGACAGTATTTTGTATAGGTAAACCACCAGTGACGTCAGAGATTGTATATGTGTTATTCACACTAGTTGAAGAGTATGATGCACCTTGTGCCTTTGGTAAATATCTTATTATATGTTCATAACTCTTATAATCATCGTCAGCATTGATCTTATTTATGTCATCTCCAGTGACATCGGCTAGTTTGTAATATAATCTAGAACGTCGCAAGTATAATTCTGCTAATTCAGACAATCTACTGTCATCTTGAGCCGTATCAAGAATGACATTAATCTTTGAACTGACATAACTTAAATTAGTATTAATTCTATTCCCGACACAATTTCCTGGACCTTGAGCAACAGGAAAACCAAAATCAAATCCAGAATCTGCAGATCTATTTAAAACAGCAAATTGTAATGAAGCATGATTATCAGAAAAAGCCCAGGTTTTACCTAGAATCTCATAAGCATCCTTCAATGAATTCTTATAGTATTCAAAATACTCATAATCCCATTGTGACGAGAAATCAAGAGCTTGTTGGATCTTTTGTTCAAGACTCAAATCACAATCACGAGTATATGAAACCATCTGTTCTAATGTCGACTTACGTAAAGCTCCAGTCCACATACCATGCACTATCCTTGGATGAGAACCAAGATATAAAACCTTATCAAAATGCTTTGGTTCACTACCTAATTCTTCATCCTTAAATGCACTTGTATATTTCTGGCCTAATCTTTTCATTGATTCACCATGCTCATCAGGTCGATATGGAGTTTTTAAATTGTCATAACCTAACAGATGATCATCACCTAATTTAGCTAATCTAAAATTCTCATCAAATTCTAAATGAGGATACTTAACCATGACACAATCACGATTATATGATTCATTGATGAAACACCCGATAATACTAGTCCAAACACCACCAGAAAACAGTCCATCTCTAAATAAATGGATACTTCTCCCAGCCTGTACTGGACTTTTAGTCTCGTGCCTATAAACATAATGTATGGCACGTTCATCACATAATCCATGATAGATGGCAATTCGACCCATAAGCATGTATGCTAAGAAATGGTATTTCTTTTCTACATTCATATCAAACGCTTCAAAGTCACCATCTATTATATCTGGTCCAAATTTAGTAACAAAT